TTTGATGAATGGAAGGACGATGAACTGTTTATTGATGATCTCATTACAATGCTTGACAATACCATTGAACACTTCATTGATAACGCCACAGGTGGTAGCCATAGCTATCCCAAGACTGGCATGAGCAGACGGGAGTTTTTAGAGAATGTGGAACCAGATAAAACAGGCTTTACAAAAGCCGCTTATAGTGCATATAGAGAACGTGCGGTTGGTCTTGGAGCGATGGGTTTTCATAGTTACCTTCAACGTAATGGAATCCCTTTTGAAGGAATGTACGCCTCCAGCTTTAACAATAGAGCGTTTAAGACTATCAAAGACAGAGCTACGATGGCTTCCCGGCGTCTGGCTGGAGACCGTGGGGAGGCTCCTGACATGGCTCGTAGTGGCCTGCGTAATTCCCATCTGCTTGCTATTGCCCCTAATGCTAGTTCTAGTATTATATGTGGTGGAACAAGCCCTTCTATTGAGCCTACGAGGGCTAACGTATTTACGCACAAGACGCTGACAGGGTCATACAAAGTAAAGAATAAGTACTTGGAGGAACTACTTGAAACCAAAGGTATTAACACAGAGAAAACGTGGAAAGATATTGCTGCTGATGAAGGCTCTGTTAAAGACTTGGAGGAACTCACAGAAGAAGAGAAGGAAGTATTTAAGACAGCACCAGAACTCAACCAGATCTGGATCATTGAACATGCCTACCAGCGACAGAAGTACGTCTGCCAAGCACAGTCAGTAAACTTATTCTTTGAGCCACCACCAGCTACAGCACCACAGGAGGTACATGATGAGTATCTGGAGTATGTTAACAGTGTACATTGGACAGGAGCTAACAAACTCAAATCTATGTATTACCTGCGCTCTACAGCAGCTAGAAATACAGAGAATGTTAACATTAAGATCCCAAGGATTAACCTAGAGGATGGGGAGTGTCTAAGCTGTGAAGGATGAACACCCAGCGTACAGAGCTAAGTTTTACATACCTGAGCTAAAAAAGTATACCAATTGGCATGACTATCTGGTATACTATAAGGAACAGGATGACAAGATCATGTTGTTTAGTAACTACTGTATGCAGATGTGGTCTAGCTACATGAGCAATAAGATTAAACAGGAGAAGGCACCCTTGAGTTACAAAGAGTACCTAAACAAGTACAAAGAATTACTGGAGGATGGATACAGTGATAGATCCTAAGATTAGTGCCATGATGCGTCTTTACAACGCTGAGATAGATGTGTACAAGGCAGAGGTACAGAACTACCTAGACAACCCTGTGGGCGTAGGTGAGCATGGTAACTTGATTGAGACTATGGACACCTTGGTTGCTAAGATTGCCGAAGCAGAAGACAAGCTGATTGTATTGGAGACACATTTTAATGAGTAACGTAATTAACCTCATGCCTACACAAGCTACTGCTGATGAAGTACTAGAGGATTGTAAAGGGGACTTTGAGCATGTGCTGGTAATTGGCTGGACTCCAGAGGAGCAGCTAACAGCTAAGGCTACAACGTCTATGGACTTACGTGAGACTATCTACCTACTGGAGGTATTCAAACATGCAGTCATTACAGCAGGGCATGAGATAGATGATTGATGACTTGCCTAAGATAGTTGTTAAAGAAGTCATAGAGAATGAGGATGGCTCTGCTAACATGGAACTAGACTTAGACTCTAAAGCAGTACAGCTACTACTTGACATAGGTTTGACTAGACTGCTTGAAGAACACTTGGAGAACAAAAAGAATGAGCGATGAACTTATACACCTGATTAGCCTATGGTCTATGCAGCGGGGTATAATCAACAACAGTACACCCTTGGCACAGTTTGCTAAACTTGTGTCAGAGGTAGGTGAGCTAGGGGACAACGTAGCCAAGGAGCGTGATGTTACTGATGACATTGGGGACTGCTTGGTGGTACTAAACAACCTAGCCATTATGAATGATACGACCCTTGAGGAATGCCTGAAGGTAGCGTACAATGATATTAAAGACAGGAAGGGACACATGAATACACATGGTGTCTTTATCAAAGAGGGAGATGCAGCTTGAGTTTATTAGATACTAGAGATTACTACAAACCGTTTGACCATCCTTGGATGTTCGACTACTACTCACAACAGAACCAGATGCACTGGTTTCCAGAGGATGTACCTCTGCACAATGACGTTAAAGATTGGCAGACAATGACTGATGAAGAGAAGAACCTACTGACTCAGATCTTCCGTCTGTTTACACAGTCTGATGTAGACGTAGGTGCTGGATACGTTGATAGATACATGCGTATCTTTAAGAAGCCTGAAGCACGTATGATGATGTCTAGCTTTGCTAACATGGAGTCCATACACCAGCACGCCTACAGCCTACTACTGGACACCGTAGGGATGCCAGAGGTGGAGTATAAGGCGTTCTCAGAGTACGAGGCTATGGCTGACAAGCATGAGTACATCAACGCTGTGAAGGTCACTAAGGGCGACAAGAAGTCCATTGCTAAGGCACTGGCTATCTACTCAGGCTTTACTGAAGGCTTACAACTCTTTAGTAGCTTCATCATCCTGTTGAACTTCCCAAGGTTTGGTAAGATGAAGGGTATGGGGCAGATCATTACCTACAGCATACGTGATGAGTCCATGCACGTAGAGGCAATGACAAAGCTATTCAGGGAGTTTATGCAGGAGAACATTGACCTGTGGACTGATGACTTCAAGGCTGAGATCTATCAGGCATGTCGTGAGATGGTTGACCTAGAGGATAGGTTCTTGGACTTGGTGTTTGAGCAGGGTGATATACCGGGCCTGACTAAGTCTGAGATGCAAGAGTACATCAGGTACATTGCTGACCGTAGGCTACTACAGCTAGGCTTGAAGCCCAACTACGAGGTGAAGGACAACCCACTAAACTGGCTTGACGATGTGTTAGGTGTAGAGCATCAGAACTTCTTTGAAGGTCGTGCAACTACCTACATGAAGGCTGGCTTACGTGGTGATGTTGGTAAGGTTAAGTTTTCTAATGTAGCCTAGCGTTCCTCATCTGCTGCTGCTGGTGCCCCTATAAACGGTTGTGCACCGGCAGTTAGCACAGCGGCCCTTCTGCCTGCCACTGCCTTGTCTTTAGGCTCAACCTTAGCTTCAAACTCTCTAATGACTCTAAAGTGATAATCTACAGGGCTTTCTCCCTTGTTTATTTTGATGCCGCTAAGACCCTCTAGTCTATCTACAGAGGCATCAACTCTAGCTTTTAACTTAGGGTCTTTTGCACCTGTCTCAGTGTTTCTAGTGGGCGTATAAGCAGTCTTTCTCTTGAAGTTAGACTTCTGCATAGGGACAGCAGCCACAAGATCTCCTCCTCCCACAGGATTGACACCAAACAAATCATGCCCGTCGGAGATTAGAGTATAGACATCTCCTGTTTTTGGATTGATAGCTATGAAGTCATTTACACCGCCTAGCTCTTTAGACTGTGAATGATGTGAAGACCCTATGTAGATGTGAGGGTCGCCTTTGCCGCCCTTGTTTACTTTAATACCTTGAGAGGCAAAGTATTGCGTTAGATCACCTTCCGTAGCCCCACTTAAAGCCCTGTTTTTGTTCTTCTTCAGCCATGTTTTTAATGAAGGAACTTTAGTTGCGTCTTCTGTCCCTATCCTAAACTTATTGACTTCTTTTTTTAATGCTTCTCCTGATAGGATTCCCTTTCTATTTACAATTTTCTCTACTGCCTTTTCGGGCAGAGCGCGCTTACCTTTTCTTTTAAGTATCTCTTTTTTAGACAAAGTAGGCTTTGTTCTTTTACCTGTGACAACATCTTTTTGGTCTGATAGCATGTTCAGTACAATGGAAGATTTCTGAGAAGAGCCTACAACTCCTTCGTCGCCTACACGATTAACACCTGCTGGTCTCTTTATCTTAATCTGTGCGTTTCTTTTCTTACTGTCCTTGTCAATGCCATGCACTTTGTACATATGATTCATGGCTCTGTTCTGGATTACTTCAGGTACATCTACACGTATGTTATTTCCCCGACCAAACAACTGCTCTCTGATAGTCTTGGTGTCTGTAGCAGGAAGCACATCAATTGTGTCTATGACACCTATTGGGCCTTCAGCAATAAACCGCGCTGGGCCTCTTCCCATCTGCCTACGTATGCTGTCCACTGTCTGTGCAGATCCGTAACTTATCTCTTGTTCTCTAGTTCCAGACCCTATTTCTCCAGACCCTTTGCCCTTACTGTAGGGTATACCCGTCTCCCTCTCGTATGCAATAGCTCTAGGGTTAACGGAGTCAGCAATCGCTGCTGGTGCAGCCCGAAGTGAGCCTTTCCCCGCTGCCGCTATCTTACCGCCCATACCGCCGCCATAGAACCCCGGAAGCATGGTAGGCATGGTACGAGCTACTGTGTTAAGACCTCCCTTGACAGCCGCAGCGCCGGGTATAAGCCCTAGTATATTACCAGCAGCCCCTAAGTCACGCATCATACCGGGACGCTCCTGAGCGTACTGTATGGCCTCCTGACCTAGTTCTGTCTCAGCTAGAGACTGTACACCTGACGCTATAGCTTCTTTAGCAGCATCAGGCATCGCATACTCAACTACGTCCCCTATAGGGCTTAGAGCAGTACCTATAACAGTTGAAGTATCCCATAAGGCTTGACGGAAGGGTTTTGCACCTACTTCTTCTGCAATACGATCACTCTCAGCCATCTCTGCCTGTGCAGCCTTGACTTTACCAGTGACATAATCGTCACCGTACTGCTGTCTACGGGCTGCCTGACGCTTTACACGTAGTTGTCTACCTTCGCCTCTTCTACTCATCTTCGTCCTCAAAGGTGACTTCAGTGCCTGCTGTGGTGTTCTGCATTAGGTCAATCAAGAACAGTCTGTCAGCCTTTAGTTGAGCAACTAGCTCAGAAGCTCCTGACTTCTCTGCTGATTTAATAGCTAGACCTGTTGCTTTTAACATGTTACCAAACATCTTTTGTGTAGTAGGTCGAGTAGTTAAATACCCTATGCCGAAAGCTGACATACCTGCCCCAGCGCCAAGAGATGCCGCTAAAAAAGTAGGGCTTTGAGTCAGGGCTGCACCTGCACCAGTAGCAACAGACGCTGTAGCAGCTAATCCGGGGCCAGTAGTGCTTATGAAAGGATTTATCCTTCGCCCTATATCAACTAGCGTGCTTGCTGTAGAGTTTTGTATTTTAGTCTCTAGGTGATCTTTAAGACGTAAAGAATAGCTTTGTTCAGTTAGTAAATCTGACACATCAACATCAATAGCTTCCCTGTCTACAATCTCGTTAAGCGCGGCTCTAACTGTCTGTAGAGATGCAGTACCAATACGAGCTTGATCCCCTGTGTAAAAGTTTTTCTTGTCTCCAAAAGTTTTGTCCAGTTCTCTACGAAGCAGAAGCAAAGACTCTAGGCTTCTATCACCTCTTTGAACTCTATCAACTACTATGTCAAACAAATCTCCTGCTGCCCTAGCTTCTTGTTTCTGCCTCCACTTTACACTAGAAAACTGATCTTGAAGCGCAAATTCAAGTTCTTTAATAATATCTGCTGGATTAACACGTACTTTACTTTTTCTGAGACCTGTTATCAGTTGGTTTTCTACGCGACTTATATTCTGCTCTAATGCTTCTCTAGCTTGAAAAGGACTACCGGCCTTCAGATTAGGTAGCTTCTCTACTGCATAGTCAAGTGCCCTAGAAGTCAAAGGATCTTTAGGGTTCCATACCCTACGTTTGATAACCCGTCCTGTCTCTACTACATCATCAGGATTCATCTGTGTTCTAACAGGGGCAAAGTACTCAGCCAAAGATTCTTTTCTATTAGCTGTAGCTCTTCTCTCACCTGTGCTTCTTACCCACTCACCTACACGCTCAACAGGTTCTCCTTTAACTCTAGGTAACATGCTTCTACCCGGAGCCTGTATACCAATGTTTAGAAAACCTTCAGCAATCTTTAGTAGTCTAGCGTTCTCTGGGCCACGTTTGCCCCACTCTTGCAAGTATTCGTTTCCTTTGTCGAAAGCTCTAGCAAACTCTTGTCCTACTTCAGTAGAGCCTAAGTATTCCATAAACTCTGATACTGTCTGAAAAGGTTCTGTCTCAAGAAGACCTGAGCGTTCTACTCCTTCACCTACAATTTCAGCAGCGCCTCCTATTACCTCACCACCAAGTATTCTTGCGCCCTTGCCTACAAAGCCTGTAGTAAGGTCTCTATAGTCTACAGGTTCCTGTGCAATATCAGCAATGGCCTGACCGCGCTTAGACAAAATATCTGTAGTAGAGCGCATCATTGTGTCGCTCTGCCTACGTTGCATCTCTTGCTCTAAATCAGCAGCAACGTCTGTTAGCCCTTGTTTTCGAGCTTCTACAAATGCTTCTGCTAATTGTTCGTTAGATAGTTGCTGTGCCATTAGTTTGCTCTGTAGTAGTTACTCAAAAATGCTTGAGTGTCAGGGTTAAATCCTGATAAGTCTAGCTGATCTAAGTCTGATTGGTCAAACTCATACCTGTCTGGTATGTTTGTTTTTGAATCGAAATAATTATAATCTGTGTTGTCTATTATACCTTTGTTTTTAAGATAATCTAGGTCTTGGACAAAGCCTTGTCTAGATCGCTCAATAGCGTCTCTTTCAATAATTAAAAGTCTTAATACATCTTCTTCAGTAACGCTAGTCAAATCCTGTGCTGTCATGTCTTTCATAAACTGGAGGTCAGTGTTCGATACACCAGAGCCAGCACCAAGAGCAGATATATTAGCAAGCACCTGCTCTGCTCTTTGACGCATAAGTTCAATAGTGTTTTGAGTAGCGTTTTTAGTGGGTCTGCCAGTAAGACCGCTAACTATCATATCTACTTCTTTTTCTATGCCGCTAAATCTACCAGCTAGAATACCTTCATCGACAAGTCTCAAAGCGCGATTGTTCTGTATTGCCTGCTCTTTCAGATCTATCATTTCATTATAAGAGGTATCAAAAGATGAAGCAATAGTATCGCCTACCTTGCTACCCACCTGTTCAGTTCTGTTGATAACAGTTGACACATTAGGATCTTCTTCAACAACGCCAGCAGCCACAGGAGTTTGCCATTTGCCGTCAGCAAAGACTTTACCACCACGAATAGGCAACTGTACAATAGATCCATCTTGCTTCTCAAAGCGTTTACTTTCAGTGCCCTCGCCCAACGTACCCATCTTTTCTATTTCTTCATAGTCAAGACCTTCAATATCTTCAGGGGCTAACCCAAATGCGTTTCCTAAAGCATTTAGAGCAGGCTGTCGCCTAGCTTTGCTTACGTCTGCAAACTCTTGTTGACGTAAGTCTTCAGCCAGTTTTCCTAGCTGTTCTGGGCTTGCATTGTCAATAGTTTCATTGTAGGACGCAGGTAATTTCAAAGCAGTAGCTCTGTCTTTTAAGCTTCTCCTCAAAGCAGTTAGTTGAGTCTGCTGCTGTTGTTTCTGCGCTAACTCTTGCATCTTACCTGTAGCAGCAATCCTCTGCTCTGGCGTACCAAACTGAGCCAACAGACCGTACATTTTAGCCATACGCTGTGGGTCATTAGGGTCAATAGCTGATAAACCTTGCTGTAGCTGCTCCTGTGGAGACCTCATGTCCATGCCAAGCGCACCACCAATGTTTCTAGCAGCTTGCTGTGCAAAAGGACTCATAGGTCTACCAGCACCTGTCATCAGCCCTGAAGTACCTTGAGTAGGTGATACTTTGTAACGCTCAAATGCGCCTATTCTATCTAAAAGTCCCATGTGTATTCCTATTAAAAGATTTTCTTAAAGGCATCTACAATACCACCAATACTGCTAAACAAACCAGTGTTTGTAGCTTGCTGACCTGCTGCTGCTGTTTGTGCTGCTTGTTGGTTAGCTTGTGCGCCTAAGATAGTAGAGTAAAGATCACGTAGGTTCTGGCTACGTAAAGACTCTGCTTGCAGGATGTCCTCTAGTCCACTGATGCCTGCTTCTGACATAGTCTGTGCACCTAACTGCTGTCCTGTGCGAGCAATATCAGCAATACTAAGGGCAGGAGTCAGTGAAGCAAGTAGTTGTTGCTCAGGCATATACTGTAATCCCATAGCAGCGCCAATGTTACCTAACTGTCCTGCTTGTAGTGCTTGAGGCAACCCTGCTGCTCTACCACCAAGACCAAACATACTTTCAGCAAGTCCCATCTGCTGCAACTGCTCTGCTTGTGCTTGACCTAATGCACCTAGAGATGCCCTAGCCTTAGCTTCTTCCTGTGCTTGTGCTAACGCTAGTTGCTCAGGAGAACCACCAAACTGTGCTGTACGTAAACCTGTGCGTCCCTGTGCAGCTAGACGTTCTTCTAATGCAAGCTGTTGACGCTGTTCTTCAGGTCTTTGTGTAGCCCTAATACGTTCATAGACATCAGCTTCCCTTTGTGCCATAGGAGCCATAGCCCCTGTTAGGAAGCCTCCTACGCCGCCTAGCGCCTGCTGTTGGATACCTGATACATCTGGTGCTGCTCCACCCATACCACCTATTAAGCCCCCTGTAAGAGCTTGTAGCTGCTCTTGCTGACCTGCTAACGAAGGATCTAGTGTAGTAGCATAGCCTCCTTCAGGAGTAGCCTGCACACCACCAAAGCCTGTGGATACTGTAAAGGGTCTAAAGGCCATCTCTTGTTGAGCTTGTCTACCTAATGCAGCTTGCTCCTCTGCTGACCTTTGTGCAATGTCAGTAATCTTGTTAAGCTCATCAATGCTTAAACCAGTACCAATTAACTGACCACCTGTACCACCAAGGAAGTCACCTACAGCATTACCAAGATTGCCAAGGTTACTGAAAAATCCTCCGGTGCTTGGGCCTGCCGGAGACATTGAGCCTTGTAAAGGAGCGTTTACAGCACTTGCAGCAAGAGTCTGTCCTATACTAGGAGAAGCACCCCCAGTAACAGAAGACTGCATAACAGGCTGTTGGTTTCCAAATAAGTTAACTGACATCTTTATATTCTCTCTAAACTATTACTGTTGTTACTATCGTTACCGCTGCTGTCACGGCAGACGCAACAACAAGCCAAGCAAGTTTCTCCCAACGCATAGCATGTGAGTCAGTAGCCTTCCTTAGTTCCCTAAGTTCAACTATTGCCTCTGCCCAACGCTCACCACATTCTTTCTCATGTTGAGCTATGCGATCTAAAGCCTCTATAGCTAAATCTTGATGAGTCACTTGCTTTTGCTCCATCATTACCAAGGTACACCATCAGCGGTTGTAGGGTTCTTCTGCTCTTCAATACTGGCAGTCAGGGAGGCTTCAATAGCCTCAACGTCCAACTCACCCTGACACCAGCCAATCACGTCGGCTTCCGTTAGGTCATCGTAGGCAATGTATCCCTCAGAGGAAGGGTCTGGGGTGAATCCACAGGTTCCGTAGGATGAAGCACTGTAAGTATCCTCCCCCACAGTTTCTTCTTCAGTGACCCGCCAGTGGGCAACGATAACGCCTCCCGCCAAGTCACCCTGTAAGTCTCGTTCAAGTGTTGCGATAGTCCATGTAGCCATTTTAGTTCTCCAGTTAAATTGCTGAGATGATGAAGGCGAGTAGTTCAGAGTAGCGCACACCTAAACGTGTACGTTCTTCCCCAGTTTCTTCATCAGTCCATGTGCTTGATATAAACATTGCGTAGCGTCCAGCGTCTAAGCCTTCTGCCTCAAATGCTGCTTGTAGGTCTTGTGCGATGATTCCAAAGTGGATACGAGCATCGTCGCCTTTAGTTTCTACGCTGTTAATCCAACGGAACTTACGCAGCAATCCTTTAGCCGCTACTGCTACCCTTTGTTCTGCATCTGATAATGCTTCAATGTCTTGCTTCTGGTGACGGTCAGAGGTGTTGATAGTGCCGTTGGTGGCGTAGATATCATCGTAGCGCACACCCCCATTACCTAAATCAACTACATTGTCAGCAGATAAACCATTTAAAACAGGTATTATACCGTTGTTAACATGCGTCCCGCTTAATCCGTAACCATTTGATGTGTATGTTGTAAATAAGTTACCACTCCTACTACCAATACTACCTACGGTTGTGCCGTCTTTGCGGAGGTTAAGTATTGTCCCGTCTGCGGTAAGACGGTTTAGTTCCATCACTGTGCCAGTTTTAGCCGCTTCAAACAAACCTGAGTTATTAACAACAGTACCCGTCACAGAGCCTGTTGAACTCGACACAGCGGTAGAAGTAGTCCCCACTAAGAGATTACCGCTGGCATCAAGCCTAGCCCTTTCTGAGTTAGCAGTAAAAAACTGCATAACATCAGAGCCGCCCATACGAATTAATGTGTCGTTATCACCTATTCCAACAAATGAAGTTGATCGACAGTTAGCTGACAGGTAGAGGTCTTTGAAGCGGTTACTACTGCTTCCTAAACCAATTGCATTGTCGATTCTTGCATCATTTCTTGCTGGTGTAATAGCACCTGAGCTGTGGTGAAAATGAAAACCGGAGCCGCTTGTAGTGCCCCCTTGTATTATTAAAGAGTTGCCGCCTTCAGATGCAATACTACCGACTGCGGCACTGTCTTTGTTAAATTCTAGAATAGCACCGTCTGAGCTTTTTCTATTAAGAATTGCCGCTTTATTAGAGTCTCTAGTAGCTACAAGTAAACCATTATTTCTTGCTTCTATTCCTTCACTAGAAACTGCTGCAGCAGTCTTACCCACAAGCAAGTTGCCGCTGGCATCTATGCGCATACGTTCTGTACCAGAAGCGCCAGTTCCAAAGTACAGTTCACCAGCATCTACAGAGTTTATTCGGGCCTTCTCGCCATCATTATTTTTGAAAACAATGTTGGGACTTGAAGCGGCACTATTTGCCTCTAGGGTTAACATGTCTCCTGTTGTATCAACAACGTGTAACGCAGTGCTTGGCGAGCTAGTACCAATACCCACATTGCCGTTTAGAAACGCACTACCATCAGCACCTACTGAAAAAACTTCTGTTGGTGTTCCTGCGGCGTCGTTGTAGCCACGAATCAAATAACGAGTGTCAGTAGTTGCGTCAGAACGTAAGTCAAGTGCCGTGTGTCCAGAAGAAGTAGCGTCTTGATACGCTTGAATTGCATAGCCGCCTACAGCTTTAGAAGAGAAAGCATCTGAACCTGTAGAAACAATGGTTCCACCATCAGCAGTCACTGTGCCAGTTACGTCTAAATCGCCACTAGGAATGCTGACGTTGCCTGTTGAATGGTCAATGCTAAAGTGAACTGTTAATGAGCCAGCATCGTCATCTAATCGAGAAACTATAAAGTCACCCGCTTGGTTTTGAATCTGAGTGTTTAAATCTGTTGTGTCTGTTTCAAATAATTGAATCTTTGGATTTGTAGCAGACACAGAAGCAATACCATCAACAGTAAGCCCGTCCATCGTGGCTGTGCCAGTAACGCTGATGCCTGCGGCGGTTGTGGTTAGTTTTTCATTGTTTGTGTGATACAACCTAGCGGCGTTAGATGCGCCTTGAAAATACTTATTTCCACCGCCTGTTTGAATTTCTATGTTAGCGCCTCTGATAATTAAGTCACCAGTGCCTCCTTCAGTAATATGGCTATTAGACCCATCATGGTAAATCTGTAGGTCAGAGCCAGCACCAAAGATGGCCTTGTCATTGTCGCCAAAGGATACATCAGCGGTTGTAGTTAACCCAGCAAACGTAGGGCTATCAGTAGTAGCTACACCTTGGTTCAATGCTTTGACTGAGGCTTCACTGGTAAGCTCACTGTCCATCAAGGCACCAGCAGCAGTTACATTAGCTGTGTCAGTTACATCTGCACTAGCTTCAATACCATCTAGTTTAGTGCCATCAGCAGCTACGTCACGGCCATCTAAGAGGCCATCAGTAGTCAAGTTACCTGATACCACAGGTGCAGACAAAGTCTTGTTAGACAGCGTTTGTGAGCCTGTAAGCGTAGCTACAGTAGAGTCAATGGCTAAGGTTACACCAGTGCCTGAAGCAGTGGAGTCAATACCTGTGCCACCTAAGATACCTAAAGACTCAGAGTCTAGGTCAATGTCAATACTAGTGGAGCCATCAGTTACATCAAGATCCTGTGCAGTAACCTGTGAGTCTACATAGGCTTTGACTGACTGTTGCGTAGGTAGCAACGTAGCACTGTCGGATGCCATGTTATCTTCATCAACAAATGCAGTGATAGCAATAGTACCATCAGAGATAGTCTCAAAGGTAGTAGTGCCAGTAAGTGCAGCACTGTTAGCATTTGCTTTAGTTGCTGATGCAGTTGCAATGTTATTAAACTCTGTATCAATCTCAGAGCCTTTTACAATCTTTGCAGAGTTACCTGAAGGTAGAGCATCTTTTGCTGCAAAGTCAGTAGTTTTTGTATAGTTCGTCATTAGATTAATCTACCTATAAGTGCTTCAATGTTTACTTCTTGGATGGACAATGATCTTTCATCAATAGTACAGTCCAAGCCAATAGTGGCTACTCTGCCAGATCCAGTTGCTTTAGCTTTAGCGGTGTCAATAATAATTGTAGCACTGTATTCTGATGTGCTTACGTTGTACTCAGATATGCCGTACTCAGCGATACTAGCGTTAGCTACAGTTACAGCTTGCTTTGTGTATCCTTCAGTGTAGTCATATCCCCAGTTAACTGTTACTGGTGCGCCTTGACCACCAATAACTGTAAAGTTAATTTCTTTTAAAATCTTTAATCTACTAGCGTCACCAAAGGACAATGGGTTAGTGTAGTAACGTAATGTGTATGTGCTAGTGTCATCTAAGTAACCGTTGTACTTATTGATACCTTTGATACTACCTAAGTACAAAGTACCATCTGCTGCCCTGTCACCACACAAGATCTTAGTGCTGGGCCAAGTAGTGGCACGATTACTTCCGTCCTCTAGTTTACCTCTTGTATCAAAACAATAAACAATAGAGCTTGTAGGTAAGAACAGGAGATAGAAAGAATGTTCTGGACTGTAGACAGACTTAATGTCGTTAGTCTGTGTGTTAACAGTAAACATCATCTCATCACGTACATTCTTAGATACGTCACCAATAGGGTTAGACTTCTCTTGGATAACTCTGCCTAAGCTACGTACACCTGTGTCAGACAGGAAGAATAAATCTGTACCTGTAGACTGTACGCTGTCTCTAGCAATACAGCCAATGTTTGTAATAATATCCGCCAGTACCATAGTAGACGGTGAGCTTGCACCAGAGTACAATAGAATACTACGCTTACCAAAGATAACCAACAAGTCATTAAACTCTGCTAAGGCTACAATCTCATCGTGACCTGTAGGCCACACAGTAGTTAAGTCTAGTGAGCCTGAAGTACCACCTGTCCAAGCATGGCCTGCTAATAAATCAGACCAATACAGGGTGTATTTGTTGCCAGTAACGTCAGCAGCCCACACACGACCAAAAGCTGCTAGAGCTTCATTGGCTTGTGGTGGTGTGCCTGTAGCATGGCCATGGTCACTAAACTTTTCTAATACTCCACTGCCAGACTCATCAGTGTAGATAAGTGGCTCTTGTCCGCGCTGCCAGAAAAAAGCATGGTTGTTAAAGTTTACAATCTTCCAGTTGTTTGCACTAACAGTGTATGCAGCGGGTGTAATATCAGTTAGTGTAGTAGTACCGCTAAAGACCTTATTGTTGCCAGTAGAGAATACTACAATGTCACCACTTTGGTCTACAAACTCAAAGATAGTCTCAATGCCAATGCTAGACCCTAGTGGCGTAGCACTGCTTGTGAGCTTATCTAAGCCCTGCCTAGCTCCAATACGTCCATACTTGTCTACTACCATATTCTCAGCAATAGACGCAAAGGACGCATCCTGAGTAACAGGGGAGTCTTGTGTATTAAGTCCCTTGAAACCCGGAGCAGCAATATAAATGTTTTGTCTTTCTTGAGCCATTATGGAACCGTGTAAATGAATTCTTCAGGGTTCTTGTAAGCATCCAATGCAATGGCATCAGACAAATGTTTATCTGCAATCAAGAAGTAATCCTGTGCTGTAGTACCACCTGTCTCACCACGTTCTCTAGCCAACAAAGCTACAGCGTTGTGGACAATAGCATTCTTAGGTAAGACTGTAGTATCTGCATCTCCAGATAACTCAGGCTCCCTAGCAATTAAATCAAAACGTAAACTAAACACACCTGATGGTTTAGGATATACTCTTACTTTAGTATCATCGTTACTGTCAATACCACTAAAGGTATATGAGTCAGGACTACCAGTTACTTCACCAGAAATGTAATAAGCATTATTAAACCAGTTAGGTGTTTGATAGTGCATAAAGAAGTTTGATGTGTCGTTAATGACACTATATATTTTAACACGTTCTCCAGCATTTGTTAAGCTATATTCTGTAGTATTTTCAACAGTAGGCACTACAATAGTTGTACGTAGTGTAGACCATTGGTGTGAGTCTTCTACTACTTGCTTTGCATCATTAACAAAGTCACCTACCATCTTACTATAAGTGTTTTGTGTTACACTTGCTACTTCATCTTCTCGTAGCCTACGTAGTACCTCGTTGACTATGTTCAAATATGTGGTACTCATACAAATCCTCTAAATAAATTTAAGGAGACAGGAGCTTGATAACCTTGTAAAGGAAGTGTTCTTTCCAGTAACTCAGGTGCTTCATATGTTTTTCTAAACTTATAGTCTTCAAAGTCTTTAGGTGTAAAGCCTGTCCCTACGCCTCCACCAGTGCCTCCTCCCATACCAGCTAATAACCCTAGTCCTAGTCCTGCGCCTATGCCAGCCCCTGCACCTTGGCCTCTGCCTGTGCCTAACCCTTCACCGTATCTGGCTTCTCCAGCAGCTTCACCTGCTGCTACAGCTTCTCCATATCTAGCTTCACCAGAAGCAATAGCATCTGCTAAAGCATCTGCTTGAGCTTGTGCGTCTGCTGCTCTAGATGCATCTGCGGCTGCTGCATCTGCGGCTGCTTGAGCTTGTTGTTCCGCTAAACGTGCTTCTGCTGCGTCTGCTCTAGCCTCTGCTTGTGCAATAGCTTCTTTTTCTGCTTCAGCTTTAGCTTCAGCAGCTGCTCTAGCCTCTGCTGCTTTTCTAGCTTCTTCAGCTAAACGTGCTGCTTCAGCTTCTCTAGCGGCCTGTGCTTCCGCTGCTTGCCTTTGAGCTTCTGCTTGCCTTTGAGCTTCTGCTTCTGCCTCTAGTTGTGCAGTAGTGTCATCAACAACAGTGTCTTCCAAGATGTCTGTAGGCTCTGTAGTTGTTACAGGCGTAGGCTCAGTTGTAGGCGCTGTAGTAGCTACAGGTGTAACTGGAGGAGCTACTGTGGGCTGTGGTGCTGTAGTAGGAGCAGTTGTAGACGCTAGTGTAGCTAATGTGTTAGTTAACAAAGCACTGGTAACAGACCCCGGTGACGTTAGTGTTGGAGGCTGTATTACAGGAGTTATAGTTGCACTAGGCGCTGCGGGTGCAGTGACTGTCGTTGCTGGTGCTGATGGTGCTGCTGCACTTGAAGCTCCACCTCCACCTCCGGGAAGCTGAGACGGAGGCTGTGGCGGCTGCACTGTAGGTCTAATAGGCTCCTCAGTTAAAACTACTTCTCGTCTACTAGGAGTGTACTCATAAGGTGAAACATCACTAGTTCGTTCAAGAAATATATCAGGAGATGTAGCTGGTCCTGTAACAGAAAAACCTTCCCTAGTTAAATTTTCTCTAAGACCTCCAGTGGGTGTTAAAGTTGCAGGAGAAGATATATCAAGTTCTGGAGTAAAAGCAGAAGGAGCAGTAGCTATTTCTGCTAAACTTCCATATTGTGATAAATCACCTCTACCTGCTATAGCTGCTCTTAAAGGATCACCAAAAGACGTGCTAACAGAAGGGTCTAAAATAGCTGCTTCTAAAGGGTCACTAAAAGGAGTATATCCTTCTAACAAGCCACTTGTAGAAATATCTGGTATGTCAGCTTGAAAAGATAACATATCAGAAGGTATTTCTGTAGGAGCTACGTCTGTAGGAGCAATTGTTGTTGTTGTTTCTTTAACTGCTTCTTTTGCAGGCGATATGCCAGTTGTAATTAAAGAACCAAGACCTGCTTTAAGAGCAGCGTCTACAGGGTCGCCGCCAAAACCTGATGCTAAAGCTCCTGACATTCCTGCTTGTGCAGCGGCTGTAGGCAAAGCCCCTAAACCTAAGCCAGAAATAGCCCCACCCGTAAGCAAGCCTAAACCTGCCATAGTCCCTGCTTTTAAGTAATCTCCAAAACCAGCACTACGATCTACAGTCTGTATCTCACCAAAAGTAAAAGGATCGTATACGTACTCAGATGCGTTGTTACGGCTTATGCGCTGTGGAGATATGTCATATTTGGCATATATCTTCTGTACTTCAGGTGAGCGTTCATAAGCCTGTATCAGTGCATTCTGATAACTCTGACCTTCTAGCTGTGCCTGTGCCACCTCTGGAGCCATGACAGGCATAAGTTCTTCTTGGAACTTCTTTAGGTTCTCATTAGAGATATTGCCGTAGTCAAAGTCATAACCCTTAAAATCTTTTAGGGTCTTGTCAAATGCAAACTCACCTACGTTACTTTTGTCTATGCCACCGGGGACAATAAACCTATCGTCAACTGGAGCAGCATAAGCACCTGCTTCAGCCATGTCAGCGCCGGATGTAATATAGCCTTGGTCTGATAAAGAGCCTTGAAGGATGTCAGCAAACTTTGATGGATCTTCTCCAGCACGTAGAGCATCGTAGTAAGAGGATATGTTTGCAGGCTGTAATCGTGCTGCTTTAGCTGCATCCGCTTCTGCTTGTAGCCTATTACGTTCAGCTACTTCTTCTTTTAGTGCAGCAAGTCTAGCCGCTTCAGCAGCTTGGTATTCACGCTCTGCTCTGCCTCGTTCTTCTGCTTGTCTTTGTAGAGCAACAGGGTCAAAGCCTCCACTACCAAACAATCCTCCGGGTATAGTTATTTGAAACATTACTTACCCCAGTGAGACAAAGTTTTGATACCAAAGCTGGCAGCTATAGCGCCACCTAAGAATGCTTTGTAGTAGTCAGGCATAGTAGACAATACGGAAAACCCTTCTTGTACATAGGGAACCATATCAGGGATGAAGGCTCCAATTAATGGCAAACTCAAAATAACTGCAAACCATTCGTCCTTCCATGAGGACTGTGATGCAGCGGCTTGTTGAGTTTCCCAGTCTGCGTCAGCATTAATCTTACGCATTTTGGACTCATGGACAGCTTGCTTTTCAGCAGCTTTATTTTTAAGAAAAGTACCAGCTAAGTTAGCTACAGGGCCAATCAACGCTTGCCACATGTTACACTCCTTAAAGATAAAGCTAAGGGGCCACTACAGCGCAGCCCCCAGCTAAATGATTGTTACTTAGGAACAACCAAGGTCAGACCTGACTCAGGACGCAGTACGTTTACGCCGTACAGAGTATCTGAGGTGAACAGGTTAGCAAGGAACTCTTGCTTGTACTGAGTCTGAGAACGAACTCCCAGTTGCTCAGCCATTACAATTGCATCCTTCTGGAACAACAATGCGCCCAAAGAGTCTACAGATGAAGCAGAGTTATCAGCAGCGGTTTCAACAACAGGGCAGTTGGTGCTAACAAATACGTCAATGCCGTACAGTTGACCAATCTGACCACCAGTTACCTGACCGTTGTTTACGAAGTCAGAACTTACGTAACGGTCAATACCCATGATGGTGTTGCGTACTGAAGGAGGAATGACGAAGCAACGGTTTTCCATTGGTACGTCAGCATCGTCTAGCTTCTGGATGATAGCACGGAAACCAGCGTCAGTGAATACATCAGCAGTGGTTACAGTGTCAGCCGTATAGGTAGACAGGCCGTTGGTAGCGTCTACAAAGAACGTACCGCCGTTGTTGAGGTAAGTCGTAGAAGACGTACCAGCAGAACCAAGGCCAGTAGCCAAGCCGTGAAGGTCGGTGTCAACTTGCTTCGCCAAAGCGTAGCCAGCATCTTCCGTGTAGAACTGACGTAGTGAGCTAAGAGCCTGTACGTCCGTAATGTCTTCAATCAGACGTGAGTATTCAAAGTGCTTGTCAATAGAGATTTGCACTTCACCTTCCGTAGCGTTCTGTACCGTTACAGCAGTGTTCTCAGCTTTAGCGTGAGCATCACCACGGACAGGCTTAGGCACATGGATGGTATCACCCTTCTTGCCAGCCATAGACATCTTCTTGACAAGGTTTGCCAATACGAGGTTCTTCTGGTAGGCTGCAACAATCTCATCACTCCAAATTTCTGGAATGAAAGTAGCTGCGCTAGTGTTGTCAACGAACCCGCCAGTTGCGGGATATACTGAATCAGTCATAATAAATATCTCCTAAGATATACTATCTGACCCGTTTTTCTGCGTATGCCTTCATAATCTCTGGTTGTAGAGCAGCATAGCGGTCAGGGTCGGTTCTCATAAGGTTAATAATGTCTGCGCGTCGGTAGATCTTTTTAGGTGCTGACTCAGTACTACCACTGGCATTACCAGTAGAAGCTGCCTTAACTGCTTGCTTACGGGATTGCTCCTCTACAGCGGCAGTCTGCTGTACAATGTTCTGTCGCTCTTTCCACAAGCTAAATAGCTCATCAGCGGCTTCACTGTCGTACTGCTGGTCTGCTGCTACAAACAGCTTAGTCCTAACATTAGATGCCTTAATCCATTCAGCAAAGTTATTATCCTGCAAAATCTGTTGCATATCAGGGTGCTTACGTTGTAGCTCTGATAGTGCAGTGCTTGCACGATACTGTTGCGTTACGGCTTCAGCTTCCTTAATCTTAGGATGGTTCTGAATAGCCCTGTCTACAGCCTTATCAGGGTCTGTAAACCAATCTACTTCTTCGTCTTGTTGTGGTGCTTGTTGCGTATCTTCTGTGAGTTGTGTCTGGATATACGTATCAACAACTTTACGTAGCTCACCTACTTCAGAACTCTGTCGGCCCAATAGCTTCTCAGCTTCTTGGTGCATCTGTACAAGCTCTTCAGCAGTCTTGCCTTTGTACTTATCAGGTATCTCAGGTTCCTGTGGTTCAGGGGTTGCCTGTTGTTCCTCTGGTTGTGCAAACATCTCTAGTTGCTGTTCGTTATCTTCTTGATTATCCTGACGCTCAGGTTCAATAATCTTAGCCATTATTAACTCCGTACCTTAGTATTGTGGAGGTTTTTATTATGAAGGTTCTCTATGAGGTTTGCCTTCGCTCATGTGCCATGTGCTGTTCCCTACGCTTAACCCATCTGTCATGTGCATCAGGGAAGTCTCCACTGATACCTTCAAGATTAGATCTCACCGGGGAGATAACACGTTTAGCGTCCAAGCCACAACTGCACCTAGAAGTTGTGACATCAGACTTAACTAAATCTTCAAACAGTTTACCGCAAGGGCATCTAAAATCAAACAACCTCATCTACAGCTTCCTCAGAGTCTTCTGATTCTGCCTGTGATTGAGCATTGTCAATCTGTGTTTCAAGATTAAGTATGGTTGCTAGGATAGCTAACTGTCCCTTACGGAAGTTCAAGTTATCATTATCCGTAGTCATTTCTACTGAGTTGATCTGTCCAACATTACCCTGTAAGTCAGAGAGTAGCTGTTTCCAGCCTTCTGAACGAAACATTGCAAAGTAATTGTTGAAATAAGTTTCTAACTCTTGAGTCATTGTATTTTACCTTTGTTAAAGAATACTTGTGTACACTAATGTACCTATACATTATAGCATACTTTGACTCATTTGTCAAGTGTTTTTTAATAAAAAATTTATCAGGAGCGCAAGTATCATAGGCAGTAGTATAACCACAACGCTAAAGATAGCTGCGTACTGCTTAACCTCCTTCCAGAATTGTCTCTTAGCTGCTGCCTTCCTAGCTAACTCTAGTTGTTTAGCCTTCCTTGCTTCAGCCATAGCAGCCATAGCTTCGTTGTATAGCTGCCCGTTACCACTGACTGTAAAGAGATCTTTAATCTCCTTCATAGTCTCTTGTATTTGTTTCTTGGCTAGTGCAGCTTTGACAGCATCTGCTTCAGATAGCTTACCTTCATTCTGCGCTCTTGCTAGTTCAACCTCTGCACCGCCAAGGGACGATAGGAAACCAGAGATACTTGAGATGTCATTGGTTGTCTCCGCTACCCGCTTGATAGCAGATGTAGCAGCATTGACACCAGCAACAATTGCACTTATCTCTGCTATCATTATTAGCGGCCTCTACGTCCGCCTGTTGCTCTAGGCTTCATATTCTGACGCTTGCGAGCTTTAGCTGCCGCTGCTTTACCTTTAGGGGTATAGCTGTACTTCTTTCCGCCTACCATTGGCATTTACTTTCTCCTAGTTCTTGTTTTACGGGCTAGTGTTTGGTTAGCCCTCATGGACTTAGCGCCAGAACACTTCCAACGCTTACGTGATAAGTTATTAGGTGTATTAGGATCATTCTGCTTCTTTTTAGAAAGACGCTTTTTGATACCTAGCGACCTAGCACAGTAGCTGTCACCCTTACTGGTTCCCGGCTTTACTCTAGGGCCACCGCCTTTAGCTTGACCAGCCTGACCATAAGAGACTTTTTTACCACTGGAAGTCACTTTTACTTTAGCTTTACCTCTACGTGGACTAGGCATTACGCCGCCTTCTTGTTCGGTAGTTTCTTAACATTTTTTTCCTCTAACTCTTTAATCTTAGATTCTAGCTCTTCAAACTTCTTGTTGACCTGCTCTACTATCTGAGTTAGTTCTGTACGTGTTACGACCATCAATTTATCCTTGTTGCAGTCTAAGGGGTTGACTGGGTTGCTGTGGTTGTTGAGATTGATTCTTTAGGTCAATCTCTTTCTCTTTCAAGAATGTCTGAGCAATCTTCATACGACGCTCAAACTCCTTGTCCTCTTGGTCGCCTGCCTTCAGGTTAGCAGTGACTGCCTTAATCTGGTCAATCTGTAGCTCCTGTGGGGCAAGCTGTGTCTCTACAGCAATCTTCTGCGCTCTAGCACTAGACTCCTGTGCCTGACCATTAAGTGCTGCTGTCTGTGACTGCTGGAAGGCCATCTGTGCCTGTGCAGCCGCTTGTTGCATCTGCTGTTGTTCTTCAGTAGGCTGTGAGGCTTGCTCTGCCTGCTGTAGCTTAGCCATTAGTTCTTCACGGTTAGACAGGTTCATGTTGTCAATGATTGACTGAATTAACGTGTTGTACAGTGGAGACTCTGCTGGCATGGTTTGCAGTAGTTGCACAAGTTGCGTTACTTCGTACTCACGGGCAATGATACCTAGAGTAGATGTAGTGTTAAACTTGTAGTCCTTGACAGGGTAGTTCTCTGGGTCAAACTGCATGTAACGACAAGCAGCCTTCTTGACAAATGGGATTAAGAATGACTGCTGGAAATTAATCAGGGTACGCTTATGACGCTTGATGATTGCACCAAGGGACATGCTTATACCAGCAGCCGTAGCGTCACCGTTGATACTACCGGGGATACCAGCAGAGTCAATAGCACCTGTAGACATCTGAACCATCTTTTGTAGTTCTGCTGCTTGTGCAAAGGTAATCTGACTGACTTGACCAAAATTAAATGGATTTAGTACAGACTTAGGGTCGCCATTGGTCAAGATGATCTTACCGGGGCGTACCTCTGGCCTAGAGCCTCTAGGAAGCCGTGTAGCGTCCATAGCCATCATTGGGTGTACTGTTAGGGCTAGGGCATCAATACGTGCACGTAGCTCCGTATCAAGCGCCTTCTGACTGTTATAGCCCTTCTCACACACACCACGGCCCCAGAACCTACCGGGCACTACATCCCAAGGGAATGCTACTACAGGACGATCCTGCATCATGTATGGGTTAGCTTCTGCTTTTAGTAGGATGCCTCCATTAGCGACAACCACAATAGCTTCCACGTAATAGCTGGCGTCTTCATCGTTCTCTGGTTCCTCTACTTCAATATCAGCAATGTCTTCGTCTTCGTCAAGCAGAGCTTCCTTCTCGCCAATCTCCAGCAAGTAGCGAGGCACAAGACCGTAGTACTTAGTTAGGCGTACCTTGTCATCGTCATAGCTTGTTAGGTCTTGGTCTGGCTCAAGGTCGTAGTCACTAGCTGCCTGACCTACATATACGTTCCTGTAGACACCTTCTTCCTGTAGTTGTTGTACCTTGTGTCTTGGCACAAACTCATCCACAGCAACGCCTATAGCGTCCTCAATGGACGTAGCTACTGGGTCAATTAGGAAGTTCTGAGGCATTACAGGGCGTAGTTTGACTACAGTACGGTCTGTTACGTTAACACCTACTGCCTGTAGCTGTCCGTCCATGATAGGCTGTGTAGCAGGAGCCATCTCTTTGACTTCCTCTAGCACTACTTCAGCTACACCAGTACCAAATACAGCACTGTTGATAAGACATTCACCTACTTGCTTGCGTATCTGTGTCTTCTCAAAGTCCTCATGCAGCTTTTGTCGCAAATAAACGACATCTTGGGCCTCTGCGTCACCCATATCGTCGGTAATGTCAAAATAACTACCACGACCAAAGGTTGCTTCCTCAATTTCTGCTACACTGGACTCTACAGCCTGCTGTAATGCAGGTGAAATGATACGTGAACGCTCACTTTTGCGCTCCATGTCCTCTGCTGCCCAGATTCCCCGCCATAAACGGTAGAATTCTTCAAACCTTTCTGAATAATTGGACTCATAGTGGTCTCGCCATGAGTCACACTTAGCCATTACCCAGTTTTCTAGGTGTTCATCGCTTGATAGAACGTCATTATCGCCGTAGTCCATCACTTTTTACCCCTTAG